TAACGCTTTGTATTCCCCAAGCCGATTTTTTAGGCTTTGAAAAAACTCGTTACTTCCTTGCAATGTGCAATAAATATAAACCTTAAACGGTGTTTCAAGTTTCGGCCGTGTCTTTCTAATCTCAACCATTTTCTCGTAAATAAGGTTAAATTTTTCATCGTGACCAATTGCGGTGCACATTTTATCGCACCAAACCGGATTAGTGCTTAACAAAACAGCTTTTTCCATATTTAACTCCTTCCGCTCCGTACCATACAGAACAATAATTCAGTTATTGACCGTGTGCGCTCCCTTTGGTGTGCCGGTCTTATAGTTTCAAGTCTCCAATATGCAGTATCGTTATAAAGTTCCATTGGGTTTTCAAATTCCGAATACTTATCATTGGTTGAATGAATAGGGCACAGAACGCCAACATTGTGCGGAATTTCATTAATTACCTCTTTATAGGTTTTCATCGGCATTACTAAATAATTTTTTTCGGCAATGAAATTCTGCCCGAAACCACTGTTAAAATCGGCTCTACAACTTTTAACCTCATAGCAGATAAATATTCCTTTTTCCAAACCGCTTACGCTGTATTGGTTTAACGGCTCAAACTGCAAAAAGTCAATTCTTTTAACCTCTTTTGTACCGTAGTCCAATGTCACTTCGCTTGCCCAATATTTTCCCATGCCAGAAAATTTATAACTTCTTAAAAGTTCGTTAAGAAATTCCGTTGTTTCTTTTCTGTTCATATTGGCTCACCCGTTTTTTCAAAAAGGGCCACCATTTCCGAAATTTCCATTTCACGTCGAGCAATTCTTAAGGTCTGCAAGTCGGTCAATTTATGCTTATCTCGAAAAGGGATACACAAATCGCACATAGCCTTTTTTGTGAGCTTCTTTTCATCAACAAGTTTTTTATAGTTTTCTTGCAGTTCTGCAATTTCTTTTAGAATATCAACCATTTTTAGCACCTACCATTTCTTTTGCAAGGTCAATGATTTGCTTTACAAACACTAACTGTATATTGTCAGGGCTTTTGGCTTGGGAGATTAACCCCTCTGCAAATTCCATAACGCCGTCTACATAGCCTTTTTCATACTGCTTTCTGTCATAGGATAATGCCTTTACAAGTTCGTCCTTATCAACTTTGATACCAACCTTTTGTATCGCCTGGAGCGTTTGTTCGTCTTGCTGTTGGATTATCATTTCTTGGAATTGGCTCACTACAACCTCAATGGGAGATTTATACATTTTCAACACTCCTTATTTCGCTAAATAATTTGTTAAATGCAAGGTTTGTGAGTCTTATTCTTTGCCCTTTTTTCGACAAGAGAATATGTCCTTTACTGGCGCTTATTACCGTCCATTTTTGATTAGGATTCAAATCTACAAATACTATTAGACCAACGCCGGTATCTATTTTCAATTCGGTATTATCTTTTGGTATTGCTATTCTTTTCATTTGATATTTCTCCGTTTCACACTAATTTTCGTATCATACATCAAGAGGAAATCCCCCTAACGAGTTATATGTTGAGGCAATGGCATAAGCCGTACAAAAGAAAACTAACATTAACATTACGAGTACGACACCGGCAAGGGTCAGTATCTTTTGCCAAAGCCTTTTGCTTCTTTCAAAGAGCCATATACAAAGGACCAATAATGCGATAAGCGTTATAAAAATTATTAGGTTTAACATTTGCAGCTCTCCTTTAATTTTGTCTCGGCGGCTTCTTTGGTTTTATGGCATAATAACTTGAAGACATCGGCCGTCATTTCAACGGTTTGCTTGCCTATAAGTTGACTATCGTATTCTACCGTTATCCAAAATCGGCACGAAGGACTATAATAATTATCTTTTATTGCTATTACTTTTGCAGGGCATACTTCCTGTAATTCCGCCTTGCTAAAATAAATCTTGTCGCCATTTTTACAAGGCGGAAAAAGGGCGCCTTTATTGATAAGTTTTTCGGCAAAAGCGTTGTAATCCCACCTTTGAATTATTGGAATGCCACCGGCAACCGCCCTTGTCGGTAATATTTCTTTTAAGACTTTTACTATTTCGTCTTTCATAGGTACGCCACCTCTTCCACTCGGCTTATACAAGCCTTTTGAATTTTCAAAGCATTAAATTTCTTAACTGCTTCGTCTTCGGTTTCAGCTTCGATAACGTGTTCGCCCGTTCTTTCGGGGAAGTTATCGCAAAAATCGGTTTCCCATTCAATAAGAAATTTTTTCATATTTATTCTCCTTTACGGCTTTTTCCAACCGGCCTTTATTAGAGCCTCTGCAATGTCCTCGTATTTGCACGATATACAGTTTGTGCAGTCGTTGTTATTACATAACTTGACTTGCTTTATATCGTTTACAAGGTCATTTTTCGCAGTGTTAGCCGTTGTTTTTCGGCTCACTATCCGTATCGGTGTAAGCATACCACCTAAATGCTTTTAGCATTTCGTCTTTGGTTATGCTGTTGTGAGTAGGCATATCAAGCACCATAGCCAAACTCGTTAATTTTTCATCGGTGCTAAACTCGGCGCTTTCAATATTTTTGAAAATGATTATAGCCTTGGTTAACGTCATATTTTTAGGCATTGTCTGCACTCCTTAAAAAATAATTCCAGGGTCGTAATTCATCCAAAGTTTTTCTGTTCGATACAACCCAAATTGTGCGGTGGTTTCTTTTTCATCGGTAAACCACCCTTCGAGCTCCGAATTATATAATTCGTTATCGTAACCGGATAAAATAATTTTTGACTTGCTTTGCTTCAAGACCGATAACAATTCGATATGTTTGTTATCACTCATTTCGCAAGCGTAAATATTCTTTTTGCGAATGTCCCGTAAATAAGGTGGGTCGCAATATATTAGTGTATCTTCCTTATCGTAACGAGATATAAGCGTTAATGCGTCCATATTTTCGATTTGGGCGGCTTTTAAGCGGTCGCAAACTTCCATTATTATTTCGGGCAAATCGTTCCACATAGTCGCACAGCGAGGACCACCGCTTTGCTGCACATTCTTCCAACTGTTTTTACTGCTGTTGCTTGTGCCGAAAGACTGATGATACCGCACGATAGTTCTTCGTGCCTGTTCTATGGGGTTATCCGACCTTTCATAACAGTTTTGAAACTCATCCCTTGCGAACGGAGTCAGATTTATCAACTGCGCCAACTCCTGCGGATGTTCCCGGCAGACCTTAAACAGATTAACGATGTCGCCGTCCAAATCGTTTATGGTTTCGATATAGGCAGGTATTTTATTAAAGAAACAGGCACCGGAGCCGAAGAAGGGCTCTAAATATACCTTGTGCGGCGGAAAATGCGATATAATCCAGTCGGCAATTCTCCACTTTGCTCCGGGATACTTTAATATAGATTTCATACCTTTTCCTGTCCTTTATCTTCCAAGCCGCATTTATCGGGAGAATTTAAGCAAGGATTTTTACATTTTTTGCGGTTAGGACATCCGCAACAACAAACCCGCTCTCTCATCGTGTCGCAGTAAAACTGCGTGCACTTGCGGCTCTCGTTTTTCTTTTTTATCACTGATTTTCACTCCATATCAAAAAAATCATATTGTTTTTTCATTTCTTCCTGCCAAAATATATACCTATCCACCTTCAAGCTGACGTCAAAAAACGTCATTGAATACTTAAAGTTTTCCGACACTTTGTTGTCGGTGTTGGCAAAAACAAGCAATTCGTTCCATAAATTTATGTGGTTTTGTTTTAAGAAAGCGAAGCCTCTAATCTTTTGGTTAGGGCAAAACCAACATCCGACACGCTCGGATATTTCATACATCGGGGAAAGTAATCCGTATTTTTCACATATTCCAAAACATTCTTTTTCCTTAATTTTTTTTCTGCTCTAAAAGGGATATTTTTCCTCGTTTTTTGTGCATATCTTTTAATCGACTTTTTTCATCAAAAGCAATTCCTATGTATTCCTCGATATCCGCTCCCAGCGTTTTCAAATACTTTGTTATGGGTCTAACTTTTTCTCTGTTCATACAACAGCCTTTGCCAAGCACAAACCCTGCCTTTTTACCAATTCTTTCGGGAACACTGCTTTCTTCTATGACGTGATTAAACCAATACACATAATCTCTTTCGCTTTCGACTATTTTCACCGAATACCCCCAACTCTCGAACAGAGGTATTGCATAGTTAAAAATCCAATCAATGTGTTCGGGATACTCCGCATAAATCTTACGAGCTTTATCAAACCATACAAGGCAAATAACAATTAAATCTATTTTTACGCCCATTTCGTGAGCCAAGATTATTGTTGCGGTACTATCTTTACCGCCGCTCCAAGAAACGATTTTCATCTGCTTCCTCTCTTTCGGGTGAGGATACACCATTTTTTCTGTGCTTGTTTTTTGCGTGCTGCTCGGCAGTCTTTACAAAGATTATTTTCTTCTCTTTCGTAAAAGGTGCCACCGCAGCGTACACAATATTGAGGTTTTATTCTTATAAATTCTGCGCAGGAATCGCAGTCAGTGCAACCGGCCGAACAACCGTTAAAATCATCCCAATTCATACACATAAAGCGTTGCCAATATGGCTCATATCCCAACTCGTTCATACGGAATTTGAGAACTCCTGCGAAAAGAGATAAATTTCTTTTAATTTCTACGGAATAACCGTTAATGTGTTTGGCTTGTTTAACTGTCGGTACCGGTGCGCCGTAACCCCATTCGCCGTTCTGTAACATAGAACGGATTTTATCGGCATTTTCAGTAAAATATACTGTATATACCTTGCCTCGAATTGCTTTCTCGGATTTACCGATTTTTGTACCGATAAGAGCGTAACTGTCGCCGTTTCTTATGCCTTCGGCTAAAATGCGATAGTGCTCTTTGGTCCATTTACTGCCTTCGCCTGTATTGTCGGCTTTAACCGGACGGTATTTTGTACCAAGGTCGGTGCACCGTCTTTGAATAGCGCCGACCGAACGATGCAGCCTTTCGGAAATCTCGGTGTAAGAATATTGCTGCTTTTTTAGTAAGTAAAGTAACTGACTATCTTCTTCTGGTGTCCAGGGTGTTTTTCTTTGCAGATAAAAAGCGTTGTAGTCTTTATGCCTTTGCTCTGCAACCCAGTCGGGCTCTTCTCCAAGAGCGAACGGCTCCATTTTAGAAAAATCAATAAACGATTTATTCTTCTCGGCCCACTCCCAAAACTCATCCAAATAAACCACTCGAACTGTGTTTTTATTTACTCGTTTTGTATGTATCGGAAAACCTCTATTTTCCACCCAACTTATTAGGTGGTAGGAGTGCGAAATATGCCCCGTAAGTGCTATTACAAGCTGGTTAAATGAAACATATTCGCCGCCCAACAAACAAGGTCCTAACCCAAGCCGAGAAGCTCTAACCTTTATGGCATCCACAGACCGCCCAAGATTTTTAGCAATAGTAGGAATTGAAATCGTACCCCAGTTTTCTTCGAGATATAATTCTTCTTCCTTTTTCCACACCTTTTTAGCGTTTGTCATACTCTCACACATCAGAACGGCAAATCGCTATCATCGGCAGGCAATACGGTAAATTCATCAGTATCATTATTTGGTGTGAATGCGGCAGGCGGTATATTTTCGCCTTCGGCTTCTTTTTTGCTTTCGCCAAATTCAACCTTTTCACATTCGACTTCGTAAAGAGTGCCCTTTCGTCCGTCCTTTGCTTGATATTGGCGAGTAGTCATACTGCCTGTAACTTCGATACGTTGACCTTTTCTAAAATAATGAGCCACGAACTCGGCATCCTTGTTCCATGCAACGCAAGTAAAGAAATCGGTTACGTCTTTTTTTCTCGGTCGGGGGACCGCAATACGAAAACTGCAGACCGCTTTATTGGTTGTTGTCATTTTTAATTCGGGCGTTTCGGTCAGCCTTCCTGTGAAACATACAACATTCATTTGCCTAACCTCACATTCTTACCGGAAGGACTAACTGTTTAACGGCGCCGTCAAGCAATATAAGAGCCTTTTCGCTGTTCTTGTAGTAAATGTCAATATTATCTTCATCAGAAGCCTTTAAGCAGTCGATTAAAAACCTCGGATTAAAGCCTATCTTTATCGGGTTTTTGATATCGCTGTAAACCTCAACTTCTTCTCGGAAGTCGGCTATTGTATCTTTAAGAGTAATGGCAAGATTACCGCCCTCTGTACTCTCTAAAATCGTTTTAGAGACCATATTTGAGGATGTGCAGATAAGAGAACGGGCAACGCTTTCAAGCAGTTCTACACGCTTCACAGAGGCTTTTGTATCATATCCTTCTTCTTCAAACATTTTCTCGTAACTTATGTATTGACCTTCGAGAAGTCGGGTATATACGGTGTATTTGTCGGTTTTGAATGCGGCCTTTTTATTGTCGATGGTGTAAAGCTCAATATTGCCTTGCAAACCGAGTGAAAGCACCTTTTGAATTGTGCTTCTCGGAATAACCGCATTTATCTGTCCTGCGTAGTTTATCTGATTCCACGCAAGGCGGTAACCATCACAAGCAACAATGTTTAAGTATTTTCCGTCGCCTTTAAGCAATATTCCGTTCATTACGGGACGTGGGGAATTATTACCACAAGCATAAAGAACTTTGTTTATTGCCTCGGCAATGGCTTCGCTATCGTAGCCGAAGGTCGCTTGTCTCTCGGTTAGGTCAACTATATCGAACTGCGGGAACTCATCAACCTTGAAAGTAGAGAAAGAACTTTTACCGCTTTTGCTCTCGATATATAATCGGCTGCCTTTTTCGGTTATTTTGATTTCTCCTGCTGGGAGATTTTCTATAAGCTCGATGGCTTTCATAGGGATTACAAACTGCTCATCAGTATCAACGTCTAATTTTGCGGTCGCTGTAATTTCAAGGTTGTTTGCCATAAGCATATTATTTTTGAAAAGAACGCCGTTTACCTCATCCGATTTTTTGGCGGGGGTAAGGCTCTTTAACTTCTTTAATTCCTTTGCTATTTCGCTTTTTTCGATAATCATAATTAACTCTCCAATTCGATTTTAATTTTTGGATACTTTTCTCGAAGGCATTTAATTTTAAGTTTGAAAACATCGGTTTTTACACCTTTGACGTCAACTATTCTATAAGTGCCGTTCGGGTAGAAAATCACAAAGTCGGTAACATATTCGGTGCCTTTTTCTCCGTTTTTGCCTTCAGTAATAACAAATCGTGCTTGTCGGCAAAAGCCGTCTATCTTACCGGCTCTCAATAAGATTTTTAACTGACAGTAATAGTCCGCTTCAGCTTGACTGTCGAAGGATATACCGTCAATGACAGTTTTTCGTGAGTTGTATTTATTTTTAGGGGTGCTTTCAGCGGGAAGTTTAATCCCCAACCGCTTCAAGTCCTTCGCACTCATCCGTACTGCCACTAACTCCAAGTCCTTTCAAAAATTCTGGTAAACAGTTATCGCAAACAAATGCTACTGTCTGTCCTTTGCCACGTTTACCTTTTTTAGTAGAAATTGCGGTCATTTCCGCTTTTTTGCCGTATTTATGGCATTTGCAACATTCGGTACATAACTTTTGTTCTCGCTTTTCGCTCAATACCTCTTGCTGCATTTCTGCCGGGAACTCTCGGCGCATATTTTCTTCGCCGACTACGCTTATAAGGCTAT